CTCACATTACCCCAAGGTGATAGTTCTTTCATTTTAGATTCACCACAAACTTTAAAAATGCGATTACACAAATATGGTATATCAAAGAAATCTGTATTCCAACCAGTTACAACATCTGGATAATTCTTTGTCCAAAAAGACATAAACTCCATAATTAAATCGTGTTCGTTAGGACAACGAATATAAGTTACATCTTCTCTTGTATTTTTATAAGGTTGAATACCCCACACTATAATCTTTTTAGATTGTTGATTTTTTACTGTGATTGATAATAAAGGTTCTATTGCAGACTCTGGATTAGGAAATCCATTTTCACATTGTACTTCTATATCAATAGTAAATGTAGATATCTTATCTTGATTCCAATTTACTTTTTGTGGGAATGTGTCTGAAATATATGTGTATGCGAATCTATCTAATCCATAGATAAGGTGAGGCTGACTTTCATATCTTAATATAAAGTCTTTTGCATCTTTGATAGTTTCGCATTTATAGGGAGTAACACTTTTACCTTCGAGTGTTTTCCATTCAGTTTCTTTTAAAACTGGAACGAATAGTGTTGGTGAATATTTAACTTTAAAATTAAGTCTTTGATTACCACTCACACCACGAACTAAAAGAAAATTACCCCACTGAATAACATTAGTATAAAAATCCATATTGTAATTATATCACTTTTTTCTTAATAATCAATCCTCAAATAAAGGGTCTACCTCTGGAAAGTATTTTTTCATTGCATCAACTAAATCCTCATAGTGTGCAACTTCTTTCAATTCTTTTTCTATCTCTCCAACTATATCGCCATGTTCACCAATACCAGCTGGGTTTGATAATAACACCTCAACATTTGCGAGGTGTTTTCTAATATGACCTTCTGCATGAACTAGAAATGCAGTTCTTAATTTATTTTTAATCGCCTCTTGTGATTTCATCATTTTCTTTTTTCTTTCCTATATTATATTTTGGTTCTAGCACCCATTCGGATTTTTCTTTAAATGATATTACCTTTATTTGCGAGAGAGGTGCTTTTGGTTCTGGGTTGTTTTCAAAACTAACTAAACCCCAATCTTTTAGAAGGCCTGCGATAGAGTTCCTTCTACCTATATCGTTCTCTGTGATGTTATGTTCTTTACCATCAAGTGCGAACAACTCTTTAAAGTGAACAATATAGTATTTACCCTGCTTGTGCAATATATGACAAGACTGATAAAGTTTCTTTTCTTTTCTGGACGATACACCGATTCTGGAAAGAGTTTCTCTTACTTTGAGAAAGTCATCTGGTTCTTTGAGAGTAACCTCAAGCATTTTATCAGTAGTCCATAATGATTCATTCATTTCATTCCACCTTTACTTAACTTATTCTTAATGAACTCAATTTGTTCATCAGATAGTATGTCAAGAACTGATTTTGCTTTTGCATTACCATAACCATAATATTCTTTTACATACTCTAAATTTTTTTGTTTACTAGGTTTAATCCAAGGAGCATATCTTTTCCTTGACCTAATAGTATTTAGTAAAAAATCATATTTCATCTTGTTATCTATGTTGTGAAAACGATTCATTTCATTTACTAATAAGATAGTATCATTATGTGGTGCAAGACATTTGTTTACTAGAAAAGATGAATACTTCTTTTCATACATCTCATCACCACTATCCATAAGATTTACTTTAGTGTGGTTTATAGAGTTTAAATATTCTTTTAATTCATAACTCATTTAAGTTTACACTCACTCATTACTTGAGTCAGACAAGCGAGTAAATTTATTTCTTGGTCTGCAACAAAGGCCGCTTTGTATTGATACTCTGCAAGTAATAAAACTGCTTGTGCAGATGAACCAGTACCATCAAAATATTCATATAGTTTATCATATAACTTTCTGAATATTCTTGATTGATCGTTATCTAAATTATTAACAACCCACTTTCTAACATTAGTAAAATCTTTGTCTTTCATAAAGACTACTAAGTCTTTCATATTCTTTTCTGATACATTTACAAGTATACCACTATCAATAGTTCCAGATGCAGAATATCTTTGCAACTCATTTAAACATCTTCTCCAATCTGGAAAAAACTTCATAATAAGTTCTGCGATAACTCTTTTATCATACTTAACATTTTCTTTTGCAAGAACACCCTCAACACTTTTCATAAACTCTTTTGCGAGTGTTGGTTTTTCATCTGATGGAATATTAAATTCAACAACACTACAACGACTATGAAGTGGTTCTATGATTCTATTCTTAAAATTACAAGTAAGAATAAATCCACAGTTTTTGTGGAACTCTTCTATCATACCACGAAGTGCTGGTTGTGTTGATTGTGGATTTAAATAATCTGCTTCGTCTATGATAATAAACTTTCTACTACCTTCTAATGACATAGTAGATGCAAAGTTTTTCATCTTGTTACGAAGTACATCAATACCAGATTCTTCTGAACCATTAATAAGAATATAGTCATAACCTATTTGTTCTAACATCGCCTTTGCAACAGTTGTCTTACCGACACCAGGCCCACCAGTTAATAATAAATTAGGAATACCATTCTTTACAAACTCAGAAAATGTTTTTTTGTGTCTTTCGGATAAAACACAATCATGTATAGTTTTAGGTCTATACTTTTCAACCCAAAGAAAAGTTTCTTTCATTAAACTCTCCTATGAATTATATGTTGATTCTGGTTCTAATGCGATGAAATATGATACATCTAAATTCTTATGTTGAAAATAAGAAATACCTTTAGATGAAACTTGTACCTTGTAATCACCAGGCAAAAGTTTTAGATTTTCTACTTTAAAATAGAATTCAAAAAATGCAGATGCACCACTACCAATAGTAACTGCAAAATCATTTGATGAATTATTCTTTTTATCTTTTACTTTGAGTTGTATTGTACTGTCTTTTTGACCAGTTAATACTAAATCAGAAACACCTAATGTTGCAGCTGCAGTAGTAACTTTTTTCAGAATATCTTCTGTAAATTCTACCTCTACATCAACAGACGGCATTTTGATATCTTTTTCAACTGTTACAATAACAGAGGGGTCAGAAAAATGATACTTACAACTTGAACTATTATCCTCTTCTGCAATCGTCATATATTTTTCTGTAAATGATAAGACTGGTTCTTTGAACAAACTCATTGCAGATAAAAACTCATTTAAATTGTATATTGGAATATCTTGAGTAAATGTATCTGGAACAGTTGCAGATGCAACAATGTTTTTCATTGCAGATACTGTTTTTAGTTCTGAACCATTTTTAATCAAAATGTTTTGATTAATGTTCGCATAAGATTTAAGTATCTCTTTTGTTTGACTTGATAATTTCATTATTTAGTTTCCTTCACTTCAATAAGTTTATTTAAGTACCATTGAGCTTTCTTTAAGTCCTCAGTACCATTTTTATAATTATATCTCCAAATGTATTTTAGGATATTACCTTGAAGATAGTTTTCAAAACCATCACCAGTTGCACACTGAATCGCATCTATACATTCGATACTTTGTTGATTGTAATGTGGGGGATGGTTAACATTATCTATTTTTTTCATAAAATCATTATATATTAAAGGTGGGGTTTTGTCAACCCCACCGATAAATTTATTTTACTTCAATCATTTGAGGTTTTTTGTGGTCAGGCACAATTCTTTCTAATGCAATGTATAACATTCCATTTTCCATTTTTGCACCTTTTACTTTCATCTCATCTGATAAAGTAAAACTTCTTTTGAAACTTCTATGAGAGATACCCTTATGTACCATAGTTGTATTCTCATCTATTTCTTCTTCTAATTTTTTAGAAGAAATAGTTAAGTTTCCTTCCTTTAGTTCAATATCAATGTCTTTTTTGGAATAACCAGCCAAGGCCATCTCAATTTGATAGTTGTAGTCATCATTTTTGACTATGTTATATGGTGGGAATCCACCACTTGTTGTGTGAAAGTCAGTATCAAAAAGTCTATCAAATAGACTATCAAAACCAACTGTGTATGGGGTTAGACGATTTCTGTCTAGTGTTGCTAAAGTGTTCATATCTATCTCCTTCTTTAAGCAAGATTAATATTTGAGTCCCATAAGGCAACTCATTATTATTTATAAGTGAGGGTTTTTGTAGAGAACCCCCATAACTCTATTTGTTTTTGACACTAGGGTAGGTATATTATATTGTGTCAAATGGATGTCTTATGAATAGCACCCAATCATATTTATATAATTATAGTACATTACTTTCTAAAAAAAGTCAACCCTTAGATTGAACTTCTTGCATAAATTTATTCCAATAATCTCTCTTTACTAACTCACCCTCTGCTAAAAACATATCACAAGAACAATATGCACAGTTTTTTCCGTTTAGTAAATAATACATTATTGAATGAATATAATTCGCATTATCATTATCGTGTATCGTTAGTAGTTTCGTATCAATACCATTATCATCTAATATCTTGATTGTATTGAAAACAAATGACTTCTTATCAGAATGTTTCAATCCCATATATTTTAAAAACTCTTCATAAGACTTTTCACAACTTTTATGTAAACTGTAAAAGATTGAGTATACACTTCCAAACTGATGTTCTAATTCATCAGAAATAAACAAATCTGCAACATCAGATACTAAACCCTCTGGTGTTATATCGTTAATAGAATTTTTATCCCATAAAAAATTCCAATCGTTATCTATCATATATTCTATTAATTCACAAAGTTTTTTTGGACTACCATTATCTTTTATATAATTTTTTCTATTACATTTATAATCCATTTTAAAATAATATTGTTGATTTTCTTTGTCGTATAATATTACATCTAATATATCAACAGATGATTTTTTAAATGCAGTAGAGTTTGGAGTTATAGCTCTTTCTTTGATTCCACAACCACCTATAAAGTCTGGAAAAAATGGTTGATACCTTTCTTGAAATATTCCAAATTTATTTTTCCAACTTTTATTTTCTATACCATATCCTAAATAAAAAATATTAGTGTGTCCTAAAAAATTATATTCATTAGAACTTATATTAGATATATCTCTTTTGTAATGATGAGAATAAGGCATACCAACACCCTTATAGTAATGTTGTTTACCTTTAGAAACTCTACCACTAATATAGTTTACTTTTTCTTTTATTATTAGTTCATTAACAATATCCCCATTTACAGAATAAATGGGGATTACTGTTTCGTTTATGTTTTTTGACACTATACTGTTTCTGCCATTTTTAATGCAGTATCAAGTGCTTTCAACTTTAATCTTCTATTTCTACCATACCAAGCAGAAGTAAGTCTTCCGTCAGTAGATTTACCTTGTAAGTGGTCAGTAGAAAAAGTTACTGCATTAAATGCCTGCCACCAAGTACCTCTTGCGAACTCGTTACCAGGCTGTTTTTCAATAACTTCAAATGCTTGTTTTGCATTTACTGTTGTTGGAACAGTTGGGTCTTTTACATCTTCATCTTTGATATTAGATGGATAAACTGTATTAAGATACTCAACAAGTCTTTCAGTAGTATATCTTTTACTACCAAGGAACTCTGCCATGGTCTTATAGTTTTCCATTTTTTCTCTTGCAATACCAAGTTGTTCTTTTACCATTTCTGGATTAAACTCTTTTCTATGATTTACTTTTACCATAGAATCACTATCGGTACTTAAAGATAATGTCAAAGTATTATTACAAACAACACGAATAGGTGTCATTCTAATATCGATTGATTTACCAAACTGATGTGGATTTGAAAACAACATATAGTTTTCTACTTCATCACCTTTAAATAATTCAAACCCTTGTTTTACTTTTGCAAGAGCCCATACCATTTTTCCGTCCATTAAAGAACCAGCAGTATGCATCTCTAAATCACCAGACTCAACATACTCTGCAAAAAAATCAAATGCTTCTTTGTTTTGCACTGGATTCCAGTTTTGTCCTACACTTGGTGCAAGAACTTTGTTATCAGAACTTCTAACTAATGCAAATGAACCAGTAGGTTGATATCCACCAGATTTATCTGGACTAATTGGTAAATTTACCAATGTTGGTACTTTTTCAACTGACCAATCAAGACCAGATTGTTTTAACATTTCATTTGTAGAAATGTCGTGTGGTACTTTTGTTCCAAGTCCGTGCCAAGGAACTTCACCAGCATAAGCTATAGTTTCAACTAATGCACTCATAATATATCTCCTTTTTTGTTTGTTATTATGTTATTTGTTATCATAACTATAGTATACTTGTTTTTGAAACAATGTCAACCCTTTTTTGTATTTTTTTGATATTTTATTTATGAATATACCTTATATTTTATATTCAAAATACTATATAATATAGACCAAGCCATAGGAGATTCATATGAATTTATTTACAATATCAATGTCAATTTTTACTATATTAATGAGTATAGGAATGGGAATCAATTAAAAAAAAAGGGAACACGAAGTTCCCTTTTTTTAGTCTAGTCCTACGACTCGTAAAACTACTGGTAATATTAAATATCCACCTATTCCAATGGCTATCCACATATTATTTCTCCAATTTCACAACGACCCATTGTCCATTTTCTCTACACGCTAATCCTTTTTTGTTATTTCCAGTAACAAACTTTTTACAACGAGCAGATTCTATTTCATGTAAATCGTCAGTTTTATCCATGTGTTCTCCGACTTCACCACCAACTAACATACCTAAAAGTCCACCAGTTGCCAGCATATAAGGATTATCAACTTTCATTAACTGAGTTGACAACACTCCAAGAAAACCACCGACACCTTGACCAATATTTTTCTTTGACCAATCGTCAGCACTTACTTTGAATGTAAATAAAACATAAATGATAAATGTTACAAATGCAATTTTTATCATTCTGTCATCCATTGGTCAGGCCCGATAGCAGGAACAGTATCAATATATCTTTCTTTGACACCTTGATTAATGTTATCTGCTAAATCGTCTAACTCTTTTTCAATGTTTGACAATGATTGTATTTGTTCTTGGTCAAGAGATTTATCAACACTTCTTTCTAATTCTTTAAATGCGTTATTAGAACGAAGTTTTGCATAAACAGCTCTGTCTTTTCTCATACGATTCATAAGTATTTTTGTCGCTTCTTCATCAGAATATTCTAATAATACAAATGCACGATATTGAGTTCCAGAGGGAAACACATCCATTTCTTTAACTTTGTAACCAGCAACATCAACTGATGCGATTACATTTTTAGATACTCTCTCTAATTCATTTAGAACTTGAGAATCTAAATCAGTTGTTCCAGTTTTTGCAATAAATTGTTTGGTCATACTATCAAGTTTACCATTTATTCTATCTGCAAGAACTGTTTTGGCGTTCATAGTTGCAATATCAACAGACAGTTGTAAATCTGGTGCGATTGCAGTTCCAGACGAATAAATCATTTTATCATCTTCTGGAAGTTCTTTATACCAACTCGGTATAACACTAGATGTACTTTCAACAGTTTGCATCTGTTGTTGTATTTCTGCTGTTTCTACCATAGGTTCAACATCAACTTGAGTTGCACAAGAACCTAGTGCGATGAGAGGTAAAATACCAAAGAGTTTATTCTTCATAATTAATCACCTCCTCTTCATCTGAACTTTGTAGTTTATCTTTTGACCAATCAGATACATCTTTTATATCTTGACCGAATCCAGAAACAGTACCACAAGACTGTGTAAATATAAGTAGAGCAGCAACTCCACATAAAATTAAAACATTAGTTATAATGCCTTTAGTTTTATTCATATATCACCTATTACATTGTTTAAGTTTAACTTCTTGTAATCCCAACCCTGGCATTACAACATTAAGTGTTTCTATTCTACACTCAATTCTTTGATTTGTCAAGTCCCTAACTTGACAGTTTAAATTCTTGGTTGATTCTAATGTTTCTGGAACAAACTCTTGTAACAATCTTTCTTTTGCACGATTAACTGCATTTTGACAAGCTTGGTTTTCTGACATATCTGGTGTGAATATATAATCCTCTGAAGTCATATACCATTTACCTTGTACTTTTGCTTTGATTACCACTTTACATTTTTTTGTTTCTTTAAAATATTCTGTTACTGTTTTATCTTTTACCTCTAGTGATTCTATTGTTCCTTGCATTGTAGATGTAGTTTGATTATCATATTCACAAGATTTTGCATCTACATTATATGCAACAAACAAACCAAAAAGAAAAATAAATATTGTTGTTAATACTATAAATCTTATAAACCAATCGTCATTATTATTCATAAAACCCCTCTAATGTTGATTTAGTATCTACTGATTCTATTCTTGCACTCGCAATGTTAAAATATTGTTCTTCTTTTTCTATACCTACAAATTCAAAATTCTCTTCTTTTGCAGCCATACCAGTTGAACCACTACCCATAAATGGGTCTAATACTGTACCACCTTTTGGTGTAATTAATCTACATAAGTATTTCATTAACTTAATAGGTTTCACTGTTGGGTGTGTATTTTTACTTGGTGCTTTTTCACTACCAAATTTACCAGATGCAGAATTAACATCATCTTTATAATTACCAATACCACCACCTCCACCTTGTGTTTGTTTTATTGGAAAATTATCTAATCCTTGATTTCTTTCTGCCTTTGATGTTTTTGCACAATAGAAATATCGTGATGCAGAACCATCATCTCCATATGATGTTGCATTTCCTCTTCTTAATGGTGGTATTGCACCTTTACTTGTTTCACCAACTTTTGCATCACCATTAGATACAAAACCTTTTGTATTTGGGAATATATCTTTTACGACATCACTTCCATCATGCATAACATTTGCTGGAAATCTACCTCTGGGGTCTGCATCTGCATATAAAGTACCCTCTGCTCTAAAACTAGAATTACCATTATTAAATACACAATCATCATCTCTTGACTTACGAACAACCTTTTTTCTTTCTACATTTTCTGTATTACCCTCAACTCTACATTCATCTATATTAATACCACCAGTTCT